GCGGTATCATTTGAAAAATAAAATCTTGTAGCCATATATATAATATTACCTTATCCTCTCTCCTGTACTAAGGGATGTTCCTCCTCCTTTTACGAACAAATAATTGTTCCAAGAAATAGCTACGGTAGTACTGGTGGAAGTAGACAAGGAAACGGAAGATGAGGAACTGGAAGAGGAAACAGAAGATGATGATGAACTAGATGAAGATGAAGTTGACTTTGATGAACTACTCGAAGAAGTACTGACTGTAGAAGACGAAGAAGAAGAGGACGATGATGAAGTTGATGTAGAAGTTTGGAGTTTAAAACTCTGAATGGCAACAGCACTTCCAGTAATGTTTGTGGTAGTAAAGGCATACGCATCACTATCAGCAGCAGCGTTACTGGTTGTTATTCCATACGCAAAGTTGTAATGACTTGCAGTACTTGTTGCGTCGTTACTTGTCTCGGTATCAGAAGCACCATTGTTAAACGTGTGGCTTGTAGTCTTCGTAGCTGACATGCTATAAAACGAAGTAGCAGCAGAAATAACAAGCTCTCCTAATGCAGTATCGGCCCCAGCAGTTGTGGCAGTTTGGGGGGAAGTAGTTCCAGCAGCTGTACCCTCCTGGTCTTCCACTCCAGTCGTTCGGTTTCCAGAGAACTCGGCAAGCTGAACAGCAATAGTAGCAGCAGAGGTATAACTTGGAGCCGCATCTCCTCCAGAGGCAATCTTATAATCAACAGCTACGGCAGTTGATGTACCAGTTCGTGAAATAGCACGAGTCCACGTCGCAGGAGTTCCTGGAAGGGTCGTGCTGTTATCAATAGCAATCCATGCAATAAGCAGGTTATTTGCAGTACGGTTTTCACCCGTACCGAAAGTAGGGTTGACGGTAGTATTTGTTCCCGTCGCTACTGTTCCTATTGTACCTACCAGTGCATATGCCATTTAATTATCGGGCGTACACTTCGTGTTGAATGGTGTGCCATCCGTGCTGAAGGGGTCTCAGCGATAATGGCCAAAAAAGAAGAGTAGAAGGCTGAACTGATTGCAAAATTATATCCTCCAACTCATTCTCTTCAAATTCATTCTTAAAGGCTCCGCCTAAATATATACAATCAAACTCCTGATAATGATTCCAAGTTTTTGCATCAACTTGGATAAGCTCTATCGATTGACCGCTAGATTCAATAAGTTTTTTAGATTCTTCAAAATATTCTGGATTAATTTCAATCCCTGTAACCTTAAATCCTGCCTCCGCAGCAAGAATTAGTTTGGTTCCAATTCCTGAACCTACTTCAAGATATTTGGAATTCGGTCTTTCCTTGGCCAAACAATAGAGTCCGTCAAGGAAATGACTGATTGGAAAGGGATAATATGAATGAAATTGTTCCGAGGCTGTTATTTGAGGAGTTATCTGTTGTTCTAAAATTTCAACTATTTTGTCTATTGCAATAGAACGTACGAACATTTTAGTTAAGGGACTCTATGTGGTAAATCATACCCGTAAGAGTGTTTGAGGAACTGGATGCTGACCACAAAGCTGTCACAGACAAAGCTGTGTCGGTTGTAAGGTCCACTGAAACTGGTGCAGGGGCATCATATCCAGAAACTCCGAATACGTTCTGGGAAACTGCGGTTGCAGAAGTGTGAATCTTTGCTTCACCCATAACCAATACACTTCCAGAAGAACCATTAGACTGAGTCTGAATAATCGCATCTATCTCCCAGTTGACGTTTGATACTCCTGAGCCGTTAGTAATGGCTTCAGTTGTAGCAAGAAGAGTTCCTGAAACACCTCCCCATCGAATCGCAAACGTCATTGTTGGAGTTCCAGTTGTACTAAGCTTTCCAAACAAATGAAGTCGCAATGCTCGACCATCCTGCAAATAGTTTGCTGGGATAGTCACGTTTGGAAAGATGATTGTTTCGGCGTTGGTTGAGGCAACGGCAGTACCGTTTGAGGTAGCCCATGTCAATCCTTCACTCCAATATTGTCTACTCATGTTTATTACTTGTTAATGATAATTTACTTAGGGCGAGTACAATTCTTCTGATGTTTTACAGGTCCCTTTGCCTCGCAATACTCACAGAATCGCTCCTTCACTTCTTCTGAAGGTGATTCTTCTGTAGCTTCTTCTGAAACTACAACACTTTCATCTACCGATACGGTTTCTTCTGAAGAATCCACTGGTGTTTCACTGGAAACCTCTTCTCCTGGAACTCCTAATTCAGCTCGTTTAGCTGCTTTTTCAGCATCAATACGAGCCTGAAGTTCCGCTTCTTTTTCAGGAGTCATATTGTCTGTTTCTGATGACCGAATAGTAAGGTCAATATCAATAGGCAAATCTAACTGACGCTTATTCCATACTCTTTGAACCAACTCCTCTTCTTCCTTAGTCTGAATGTCAATATTACGAAGAAGGTTAATTGGCATTACTTCTAGTTCTTCTAATGTGTATCGCATAGAGATTGTGTTAGTTTAATAATTTTATCCAGCGGCTTCGAATGTCGCAGAATATGTTCCATCCGTTGTTCGGGTCACAACAATTCGATAGAATCTGTAACCTGCTGGAATTTTTGCTCCCGCACTCGTGTTGCTGTTGAGCGTCTTTGAAGTCACCCAAGTAGTAGAAGCGGTTGCAGTTGCATCTTGGAACGCAATACCAGTTACCCAGTTTGTTCCGTCATTTGACACATCTACTGTAAACACGCCGTTTCCACTTGAAATTGAAGCGGCTGTAAATGTTGCAGTAATTTGACTTCTTTTACTGAAGTCAAAGGCACTTGATGTGGTTGTTGCTGTCACCGCACTTAGTGCTGCTATATTATCCGTGAAATTAATTCCCATAGTTTTAATGTAAGTTATACGACCTTCTATCCTCATCACTACCCCCAATAATTAGGGGCAGAGTGAGGATAGAACCAGCTATTAAGATGAAGATGAAGACGAAGAAGAAGATGATGACGAAGAAGAAGACGTTGAAGTAGTTGTTTCAACAATGTCTCCCCATCGAGGAGCTGCTGCTGTTCCGACATTTTCGAAAATTGCAGTTGCGCCAGTTGAACCATCTGTCTTTACAAGCAAACATCCGTGAGAGTATGTATTTGTCTCAAGGAATTTTCCTCCGACTCCTGGAGTCGATGTTGTTACTAATCCTGTCAAAATCAAGTTACTGTTTGTAGGGTCAGTCTCTCGTACCCAAAGATTTGCAATTGTTGGGTGCGGAGCTGCTAATCCTGTTCCTGCTGCCATAATAAATTTTTGTTAGCCATTCTTCGAGATAGGGATTGGGAATCGAATTGTTACTAAAGTGGATTGGATTATATCCCTTGGTAATAAGCATTATGTTTTTATTCACATCCTGCGTATGGCCATCAATATCAATCGCATAGTTACCCACAATAAAGTCAACTTCCCGCTTTCCAATTTTTACCCTGTGCTGAAAGGGAATACGGAGTCTTTTAAGTACTTCCGAAAACCTCCTTTCCGCTTTTGTCGAAGAACGAAGTGTTAATAATGTTCTCATTGTTATTGAATCCTGGCTTGGAGAACAAAGCGTTGGATTATAGTAAGGAGGTTATTCAAAGGGATACCTCCAAAACCCTAGGATAGTGAACCCGAAACTGCTTATGCAGTTGCGTTTGCACCGTAAGCCCACTGCCAAGCCTGAAAGCCTGGTTTGAACATAGTTGAACCAGTGTAGATTTTTGAACCGTTGTTGACAATGTTGTCACTGTCGAACTTTGGTCTCCATCCCCACACCATGTATGCCATGTTTGAAGCTCGTTCCATATCAACTACGAACCAATACTTGCTGTAAGCTGTTGGAATCCAGTTCGCAACTCGAAGGTCGATATAACCTGTTCCATTGTTGAACACGTTATTGACTCGGTTTGCAGAATCAGGGTTTCCAATAGACCTAAGCACTTCTTCAGCTCGTTCCTTGTTTTCTCGAGCAACGATGAGTCGTAGTTTCTGGCAAGGAAGCAACTGAATGCCCTTGTCGTCTACGAATCGGTCCATTGCCTGACAAGCTGTTTTAAGATTGTCATAAGAAAGGGGATTCGAACTTGTATTGCTCTGTGTTGTTCCAGCAATCGTGTGTGTAGCAAACAATGCTGAACCATCTCCACCAGTAAAGAATGTCGTACCAAAACCTAGATAAAAGATTTTAGCAGCATCAGTATTGATTCGAGCGTTCAATGCGTTCGCAACAGCACTTACCAAATTGTTAATTTTTGGCCAAAGGTTGAATCGAAGCATTTCCTCAGAAATGTTGATTGCCTTCGTAAACTTAACTGGAGTAATTGTAACCTTTGAACCAGCAGCAATATCCTCACGATTGTAAGGCTCTAGCTCGCCAGTCTGATTAGCAATTCCTAGACCTGTGAAGTTCTCGAACTGTGAGTCCAAGATTTCAGCAGTATAGTCAGTCAAACCCAAGTCTGCGTATTCAAGACGAGTAGACAACTGTGTGTTTTTTTCGTCCCAAATCTTTCGAATTCTAGGGTCTGCCAAATCAAATAGTGTTTGTATATTTGCCATATGAATTATGCAGGACCACCGACGTTAAGAACAGGAGTCTTAACAAATCGTACGAGACATTCTCGTAGACCTGAACCAGAACCTGTACCGCCGATATTCCTTGGGTCAACCTTAACAATTTCCACAATTCTACTTGTAGTAGTCTGAACTCCTGAAGTTACGTCAACTTGCTGTGCACCTGTAGTGCCAGTCAACTTGTAGTAATCTCCTGGGTCAGATACGTTTCCAGTCAAATCAGAGTTTGTACCCATAAGGAAGACTGTGTCTTCTGCTGGAACATACGCTGGAGTGACTTTTGCTACAGTCTGGTTGTCAGATGCCATCGTTGCTGTCTTGAGAACAACACCGTTTACAACATCTGTAGCACCCGCAACCTTAAGTCCGTTTGTACCGTCGATAGTAACAATATCATTAGAAGTAAAAACTTCTGAATTCTTACCAACTACGTCATAACGAGCATTTGATGCGTTGCTTTTTTCCTGCCAAACTTGAGCACCGTATAATATAGCCATATTATTAAGTTGAATTAATTTGGGTCCTACCCGACCTATGCATTACTCTGACTTTCAACCATTTTCGCATGCTCTTCTGGAGTCATCCCCCACTTCGCAAGTTGAGCTTTTTCCTCTTCGGAATACACTCGCTTCTTTGGTTTTTCGTTGGAATACGCTGTAGAACCTCGTGTCACAGCAGGGTCTGAGAAGATGGCATCATTTCTGGCGACATCTACTCGTCCCTGTCGTGCTAAAGTAATCAGTTCCTCACTGTGTTCAGCTGCATATGCCTTTTCCAAATCCATCATAATACCCTCACTTGTGAGTTCGGTAGAGGTCTTTAGACGGTCATATGTCTCCATCATTGCCTTAATCTTTTCAGGATTTTTGGCTAATGCGGGCTTATCAGATAAGAACTGGCGAAGTGTAAACAATCGACGTTCCTCCTTTGCCTTCTCAAGCTCCCGTTGGGCTGGGAGTACTGCATCTGTGATGCGCTTGTCCCATGCCTTTGAAGAAGGGTCTTTCAAATCAATGACGGGAAGGTCATCCTCATCATCTTCAATGTCAACACCCATCTTAGCCAACTTCTGATTCTTGCGGATTTTACGCAATTTCTCTTCTTCATCGGCTATAGCTTTATTAATATTGGCAAGGTGTTCCGCCTTTGCTTTCACCTCTGGATTTTCCTCTGGAGGAATTACTTCCTTGGGTTCCTTTTTAGGAGGAACTTCAGGTGTTACTTCTCCTGACGGTGGAGTGACTTCCTGTGTCTTCTCACCGACCATTTTTTTCTCTAATTCTGTTTCCATTTTTTAACGATGTTTGTGACCCAGACACCGAACTGGGTGGTTAAGAATAAGACTCTCTGTGAGAGTCTCTATTCTGTATCCGTAACTCTTCGAGATACAGAGTAGAAACCCCCACTAAAATTATACAACACACTTAATTAAAATGTACAACTACTTATACACTTGCTATAACTCAATGCTCTTGGGAATATTTTTACTATTCCGTAGCGGTTCCTTGAGTGTCTTTTTTATATTCTCCTGATTAACAAAATGCTCCTTTCCTTTTTCAAGAAGCTGACGCAATGCTTTTGCACGGGCAGAATATGCTTGAGCTTCAGTGAATTTACCAACCTCAAGAAGCGCAATTGCATTCGAATTTGCAATTGCAATTGCATTCATAAGATACTCCCGCATAAATCCATCCGCATACATACGGGCAAGAGCATCTCTCATTCCCGCTGTAATTAGTTTTGGTTCTTCGAAGTGTTCCATATTACATTTGAGCTAACGCTTTTCCACCAACTGATGATGGGGTGTTCTGGTTAAGAACCTGGGGCTTGCCGCTTCCTCCAGCTTGTAGGGGATTAGCTGCTTGCTTCATTTCCATACCAGGCATGCCACCTCCTGCTGGCTTTTCAAACTGGTCAGTATCAATATCAAATGATTCCTCAACATATTCAACAAGTCCTTGCGGATTAGCAATCGGAACAGTCTGTGAAATTCCGATTCGCCAGTTTGCGAATTCCATTTTAGTAGCCTGGTCGAGTGCCTGATTCTTTTCATATGAAGAGTACTTCACTACCTGAACCATGTTGTTAAAATCAACAAAAGTATCGACGGAAATTGCAAGAGCTTCAGTCGGAGTACCGTTCATTTCACCCATTGTCTCAATAACTGATAGGTCATCTTCCAACTTCGCTCTTGTATCTGGATTCTGATATTCATCACCAATAAGCTTAATTATCTTATTTCCAGTTCGTCCATCCGAAAGCTTGGTACTGGAGAGTTGAACTTCCCGATATGTAAGCTGTTCAATTTCTTTTCCTCGCTTTCCAGTAATCTTTTCAATTTTTGGAATTGAATAGAACTGGAGAATATGTGCAAGCCTTAATTCAGTTCGGTCTCTTTCAAGGTCTTCGAGAAAATTCATATTAAATGAGAGCTTACTCATCACTTCCTGCTGACGAAGAAGAATCTGACGAGTCTGCATTTTACCTCCCCGAGGAGTTACGGCAGAACCAGCATCAGAGTTAGCTGACTCACGGGCAAGCGACATGATGTTTTGGAACATATTCATCTCTCCCTGGTTGACCGTCGGAGCTTCCCACCACTTCCACTTTTCAATGTCACCGACTTTGCGGAACTTTCCAATTTCCATCGCATCATCCTCAATTAAGTCATCGAGGTCAGAAGAAAGCCCTGTTGGGACAAGTCCGTTGATGGTCTTATCAGCCATGGCGTTAATGAATGTGTTAATAAGGTCCTGCTCACCCATATACTTGTTCGGATGTCCGTTACCCCAGAAAAATTCAACTGAAAACGGCTCATTGACGGTCTTTGCAAACGGATACTTACCATCCTTAAATGGAATCGGTCCATCATACAGAATAATGCCGTTTATCATAATGATGTGGCGGTTTTCGTATCGGCAATAGTACCGAAGTATTTCAACTTGGTCTTGTGAGAGGTCATTGACAAGAAAGTTCCTGTAAAATGTCGCGACTTCATTCGCTACCTCATATTTTCCAGGTCGGACATATTTCCAGTTCTTATAATGAGAAAATTCCGTTAAGGCTTCAGAGTAGGTTGTAATTTTTCTCCAGATTATTTTGGGCTGCTTCTGGACATCAGGCTGCTTTGGGTTGGTAATATAAAAATCCTCAAGAGGAATGACTTCCTGATAGCAATCATCGTACAAAACCCGATTTTCTTCCTTCCATTTCAATTTTCCAGTTACAGAATCAAACTGAAGCGGGGATTTCATCTTCTGCTCCTGCTTTAAATAGCCTTCGTACACGATTACCGTTCCTTTCACACAGCACTCCATGGCAGCAGCAAGGAATTTCTTGTCTGAATTCTCTGCTTGAAGGGAGAATCTGTTCAAATCTGAAAGAATGTCAGCAAATTTCTGATTCGGAATACCAGTTTTTTTATTAACTGCAACAATATGTGCCTTAACGGGAGACATAGCAACCTTAGCAAGGTAGGAAATAACTGCATTTCTGGTGAAATTAATGAAAATATTCGATTGAGTCTGGTCCAAGAGCGGATTCATCGGCGGGATGTAGCCGTTCCATCGCTTCGTCCAGTCGTCAATCACTTCTACTAAGTTTCGTCCACCGAAATAATTGTATCCCTTGTTGAGTACAGTTCGTCCCACTTCAAATGTTTTGAGTACTTCATTAATCGCTTCAACTTCAGAATCGTTAGGAGTATAAGATGGATATAAATCCTGATTTTGATGTATTACTTCATCTTCCATATTGAATAAATTATACTACTGGTATCGAATACCTGCAAATTTCTTCTTCTTGTTTCGATGAGAATCGAACTGTTTCAGCAATTCCCGTTCCTCATCATGCAAATAATTCACTTCTTTTGCTGGCATATCATGTACCGCAAGTGCAAGCGACATCACTCGGTCATCATGCTGGTTGTCTCCACACTGAATACGGAATTTTCCTCCAGGAGTTAAATAATATTGGAACGAATCCAGCTGGGCACGCAACTCTGGGTCATTCGGTATCCGAATCGTTCGCGTATCTATCTTTAGTTTCAAATTTTCAAGGAGGTCCTTTCTCGATTGTTCAGTAAAAACATACTGCTCAAGTCGGGGAATACTCCGTGAAAGGGAATCAAAAATCGGGGTTCCAATCCCTGTACCATCCATCTGGACCCTTGCTTTGTTGTACTTCAAATAGGCAGTTTCTGCTCTTGCTTGCTGGAGGTTATAATCGATTTGATTGAAACTTTCCTGGGGAAGCACATAGAAGTTGGTCAAATCTATAGCAGTAATCACAGTAAAGTCATTCACCTTTGCCCAGTCAATTCCTATCTGATACCGCTTCTTTGGATGAATTTTGAGTTTATCCTTGCATGCGTCAGGTTCATACAAAACGTTTGCAAGACCCTTGAAGAACGTACCCGCTCCTTCAATGAATTCAACCTCATACTCCGATTTGTACACATCCTCAGGAGTTCCTGGGTCTCGCTTAATTGCCTCAAGTCCTTCCTTCGAAATAATCCCTGAGTCAGACGCTTTGAGGCGGGAACAGAACCAATCACTCTTCTCTCCCTTCTCCCGCATCTCCTGCTCGGCATACTGAAACTTTCGATACAGGTCTCGCTGTCCTTTCGGGGTCCCCACAAACCACGTCCATCCGTTAGGATTCGCGGCCATAATCGGCTGGACGATACCGCTCCACACCTGCGGTTTCATGTCATCATACTCATCGAGCACTACTCCTCTCGGGTTAGGACCTCGAAGGGAATCTGGGTTATCCGCTCCCATAATGTACACCACACTCCCGTTCGGGAACGTGATGTATGTTTCCGAAGAGTTCTTCTTATCCCATATATCAGGAGGACAGTACTTCGCTCCCATTTCTGGGTCTTGCCAGATAATCTTCTTTGCTTGTCCCAGAAGAGGGGCCACATACCAGTACGTTCCCTTCACCGCAGCCGCCCACCTGAACAGCTCATTAATAGCCAGAGTAGTCTTATGGGCTTTTCGATGCCAGACAAGCACCTTAAACCTCGCCCTATTCTGAAGAACAGGCAACTGGTGCTTCTCAGGAATCCAATTGTAAGGAAACGTAGCCATTATTATTGACAGCTAATGCACACATTATCATCATCCGCAGGGTCAGAAGGAAAATCATACACCTGAAACTTCATCGCTTTCTCAACCATCGGAACAACAGTCTCATCACTTATAGTTACTGGTTGAGAAACATCACGTGCAACTTCCTCCTCCACCTTCTCACTTTCAATAATTACTTTTTCTTCTTCTATTTGTTTTATTTCTTCCATAATATTTTAGGCACACCCATCACCATTAATAATAATACTCTTGCTAAGAGAATACAAGAAAAAATAATACAGAAACTGAGAGTAAAATAGTATCCCTATACCCTTACTATTTTTTCTGAGAAAATAATAGAAAATTTTTAAGAGGTATATGGATATGTATTTTATTAACATGAGTACATACAAGATTAAGTACCTGACATTTCAAGGGGAGTACTCCTAACTTTGGGACATCTTAGTCTCTGTTTACATCATATGTCCCACAATATGTGTTGTGTGACGTAGTAAGCCTATTGCTTACTCACTTGTTCAGTTAAGAAGTCGTTATCTCCAAAAGTAACTATATTTATAGCTGTATTTTCAGTGCTCTTATCTGCTAGAAGTCGTGAGTTTTTAGTCAGTATATCAACTCCTGATACTAAATCACGATACTTCTCTTTATCAAGATTCTTTTTCATCAATGCGTCTAGAGATTTGGCTCTAACTTCATCTAAAACACTTACAGTATTAGACATAGCTTTCAAAAAAGTCTTAGTCTTATAAGGTTTTTGTGCTCTAGCACTCTTTAAGCTGTAACCGTTGCTAACTGCGAGAGCAGTTTTATTTATCTTTTCTCCTTTGGCCAATTTTAACTTTAGTTCACTGGCCAATTTTAGAGCGTTAAGTGACTTCTTCTGTATACGTAAATCGTCATGTATATGTTTCATCATAGTATATTTTACAATGTGAACGCATAACAAGCAAGCTTGTAGACTCCTATGAGTTTAGAGTTATTCGATAAGCATTATTGTTTTAATAAATTGTCCCGTCTGGTGTTGGGTCTTTGTCCTATACTCTATGCCTAGACGATAGGGCGGACGAGTCTCATCCGCTATTAAAATTTTATGTTTTTATTATAGCATGATTGTTCAAATAACAAGAATTATACATATTGACATATACGAGTAATATATGTTGTATTTTAATACCCTTATCTGTAGCCATTATTTCAATATAAGTTATACACAGGATGATTGACTATACCAATACCCTTGCTATATACTTAGAGAGGGGGATAAGTACAATGTATTTATCAATTAAACACAACACAATGGAATATAAAGCGGGTCAGGTGTGGAAGTTCGCCAAGCAACCGAACCAATACACCACAAAGTTTCAAAGACTTATCGCACAAGTCAAATGGTACATTAAAAGAACAATACAACTTCTCGCAATTGGAGGAATAACCCTAGGAGCATGCTACGCCATTTTTATGGCTGGCTGGTATTCAAAACCAGAGCATATCGAAGCTCAAACGGTAGAGACATATCCGATACTCCATAAAATCGCCATTGCCGAAAGTTATGATTCGCAATTCTGCACCGCAGAGATTGTGAAGAAGAAAGGCTGTCATTCATATGAAGTCGGTTCAGTTCTCATCCACGTCAACAAGAATGGAACATACGACATAGGAAGATACGCTATTAACAGCATTCACCTCAAAGACGCACTCGCCCTAGGCTACAACGTGTATCTTGAGGAGGATAATTATCAGTTTGCCAAGCATTTATTCAAGACACAAGGCTCGGAGCCGTGGTCAGCGAGTAAAGCAAACTGGAACAAATAACATGGAAAAGACATACATAGGTTTGATTATAGGATTCATATTACTTCTGGGATTATTCATTTTTGGATTATGGGCGAGTGTTCACTACTTCCCATGCCCAACAGGTGATTTTTGCCCAATTTAACCAAATAACATGATAATCACAAGAACAACACGAGGTGAGTACATAGCGTCCTACAAAGGAATAAGTGCTTACGGATATACGTTTGTTGACGCTCTTCTCAATTGCCTCACCTTAACAGTCGAATTGTAGCCTGTTAGAGAGCCTTTATGGGCTTTCTATACAGTCCGCAAGGATTGTCCGCACGTTCATTGACAATTAAATATGACAAAAGAAGACAGAGACGCTATAGCGTATAGCCACATGTTAAAAACAGCTAAAGACAATGTTTTTTGGCTATTATCAAACCCAGATGGCCTAGTAGATATGCATGGGATTAAGTACTGGGCAGGTGAAGTTGAAAGATTAAGAGAAATACTTAAAAAAATAAACTAGCCATGAAATACCG